CTGTTCAATTTTTTCATTTGCCTTTACAAGTTCGTCCATTTGTTCACCTTCTGTTTGGTTAAGTAAAATTAATTCTTTCTCTAGTTGTTTGCTATAAACGTTTGTGCTATCTACATTAAGATACTTACTAGAAGGATTGGCAGGCTGATCAACGTTTCCCATGCCTATAAACCTAAAATCCTTCATTACACGACCTATTCTATAATTTTTATACAACCCATTTCCGCCATATTGCCTTAAATATTTTGTTAAAAATGAAGTTTCTTCATTTCTCGCTATAACTTCCATCTTGTTTTCTTCGTCAAAAAGAGCATAATCAAAGTTTTTAAAACTAGCTTCCATTGACACAAACTTCTCATTTTTCGGGGCTTTTGTAGCGATTTCCTTTGCAATAGTAGGAAATATTGTTTTGTAAATAACGAAATCAACTGCAATATCAAAATAATTCGGTATAATTTCAGAATTTATTAAATTTCCTTCTATGTCAAGAACTTCTGCATTAATTATATGACCTATTATATCGCATTCAACATGATCATCATTGTATGGAGTATTTATTGGAGTAAATCTTGCCTTCCAGGTTTCTGACGGAATAAATACATCATCGTTTTTATTCATTGTCGTAGAAACCAAAATAGCAGAACCATACATTAAATCGGGATGTATTTCGTTAGCTACTGCAGCAATACTTTTGGTGATTTTTTTGTCAAATCCACCTTTCTCTATACTAGAAATAAATAACTCAGGTTTATCTTCACCGAGTGTAATAGAAAAATCACAACTAGAACAAGTTTTATCTTTTAAGATTTTATCTTTAATTTGGAGTTCGTTAGCGTAAATTTTCATTTATACTTCCTTTTTTTCTAATTTCTTTAAAACTTTATCTGATTCAGAAATATCTTTCATATTAGCAGCATCAAGAATAGCTTGTTCTATAGTGATTTCTTTAATAGGTTTTTTAACTAATGACCTCATGAGTTTAATCGAAACTATTGCTAAAGAAACAGCATCTCTAATGTTCTTATTGGTTGTACTATTTTCTGATTTTGTTATTCTAAGATCAGATTTAAAATCTTGAGAAAAAGAATATGTTACGGAAAGACCATCGGATTGTTTCATTGAAAAAGAAACATATATCGAACGACCTTCGATCCCATCACAATCTTTATTTGTATAAGAACTTATATTAAAGTCTTCTGTAGCTAAAATATTGTCATCTATTGAGATTTCAGCACTCTTAGTTTCTGTATCAAAAATCGCCATAATTTTAGACATATGACTCTCCTGTAAAATTCGCCCAAGCTATAGCGTATATTCTATTTTTTTGAGCAGTAGTTGGTTCGCTAGAATTTTCACTTATATATTCATTTAAAGCGTTACTAATGTAGTTATACAGTTTAAAATCAGCTTTATCTATATTTTCCATCTTAGTCAAAATTAGATTTTCGTCAATTTGTTCATTTTTTGTTATAGAACTGAGGATTAGTAATTTAATATTATCCACTTCCTTTTTCTGGGAAGCGTTAAGTTTTCTAAGATTATTAATGTTCACCGATTTTAAATATTCGTCCGTTGCATATTCATCAATTTTATCTATAATATCCATACCCTTGATAATTAAACTTTGATTGGCAAATCCTCTTCTTGGTTTAATTGATTGTCTTTGTCGGGTTTGTGTGTCTTTAGAAGCCGGTGGTCGTCCTGTTACACCAGATTTATTGGTTGTTGGTTTCTGATCGTAAGGGCCTTTAACCTTAATACCGTTTTTCTTAAATATCTCTTTTTCTTGAGACATTCTTTCAATTTCCATAAGGAAATCTTCGCCGTAAGCCTGAAGAACCGCTTCGGCACTAACGATTCCGCGATCCAATAAACCAACCAAGAGTTTTCTAGTAGTATTTTCATCTTCTAGATTCATTACACCAAATTTAACCTTTGGCATAACCTTGATATCCATAGAATCACAAACCAGTTCAATTTCTTTATATAGCCAGTCAGAGAATTTTTCTCTAGCGTATTTAAGACGTTCTACAATAGTTTTTAATTGAATAAAGCTATTGGAAAAATTACCGCCACCGCCACCAATGAGGACCTCTGGTATACCAAGACCAATAAGTATATCTTTATCAACTTCTTGGAACTTTTCTGGACCAAGTATGTCTCCAACGGGAGGATAAAATTCCTCCATACTAATCATTGAATCCCAAATTATATCCATAGAATCGCCACCACTATTGTTTTCCAATATGGAGACTAATCTATCCATTGCAGCTTCTGTGGGAAATATTTTATTTTCGTGATCACCAAGCTTCCACACCCTAAGAACGTTTATCATGCCCTGAGAAGCAACATCATCTGCTTGTTTAAGCCTTGCTTTATATTTAAGATCAGAAAGTACAGAATACAAAAATGGAATTGCCCAGTCGTCCCAACTGTCTTTTTTATAATGAATCGCTGATATTTGAGTCATATCTAGGTCATATGAATCTTTAGTTTTTAAAGTTTCAGCTATATCTGGTGAATTTTTATTTATTGATTGAAATATTGTTGAGTCAGAATTTCTTATTTTGGATAAAACGTCTGGATTAACCTTAAATTTAAGTTTTTTACCACCATCAAGATCAGAAACCCAGTCTAATGCAAGTATATTAATAAAAGAATATCTTATTGGTATTTCTCTAGAATTTAGTGGATTGCGTTCAACATATATTTTCTCACCGGCGTCGGATTTCTCCATCCACTGTTTTTCCGCAGGTTCGGTTAGTTTTGCAACGTGCCTTTTTGGAACAACGTTGCAATCAATAAACAAATGTTTAAAAAATTCATTAGCAGTTTCTGCTATGTTGGCCTTCTTTGCCCAAACCTTAAAAAACGCTTCATCTTTCTTGTTGTGATGAACAATAGAAAAATCTTCTGAAGCAAAATCGACCATTAAATCTATGGCGTTTCTAACTATACCAGTTGTTATATATGCTAAACGACACTGTTTAACAATGTCTTTAAATTTAGTTGGAATAGAATGATACCCCCTAAGACTAGAATAATCACTAGTAGGTACGAAGCTTCTTGTAGAAGTATCAGATGAAGAACCTTTTACGACGTGATTTTTCTTAGAGAATTTTACGTCTTTTATAAATGACGAAATATTTTTATCACTAGATGCAACGTATAATTGTCCAGTGGTTGATAAAGTTGGTAAATTATTTATTTTATTATTTGCCATATATTAATCTAATTGTAATTGAATCGTGGTTATATATAATATTATACAGTCATCCAAACCTGTTTTTACCTTTAACAACAGTATTTTTTGTAAGCCAAGAGGAATTCTGAAATCTTCCTATGCCTGGTCCTTGATATAACGGTTGATTTTTAACATTTTCTCTATTGTAAACCATGTTGTCTTTGGTTCCACCTATTGGTTTATACTGGATTGTTGGCTGAATCTCTTTGCTGACGTTTCTGCTGTAGTAATTTGCATATAAAAGAGCAGAATACCTATCTTTACGTAGACGACCCTTTTTAGAATTTTCACCTTTCACGGATGGGGTGTTAAAATTTTCTTTTCCTGTGGACGTTGGAGTATTAACAATATTTGTCATTTCATTTTTAAGTTCTTCTATTTCAGAGGCTAAATCTTCATAACTCTCTGTTTCGGAGGGGTTTAGGTCGTCAATTTCCGAAGATTTGGCCATCTCTATAGAATCAAACAAAGGAAACAATAGGACTTTTTCTTGAATATCTTTAGCCATCCCATGATTTGCTTCGGCATTCATTTCATTTGTAGGTTTAAGCAGTCTAAGAATGTGCAAACCGTTTTCTTCATCTGTTTGTTTTGGATCATTTTCAATTATTTCTTCAAATATAGGAAGTTCACCTTCTGGTGTATTTCTTTTGCTTCCTAAAGCCTCGGCAACAGCAGTACCGCCACCATTTTTATCCATTATTATTTTTTCAATATTAAATGAAGCCATCAGTTGGCGAATTTTCCTTGCTATATGACCATAGTAATCATCATCTATTTCAATTCCACGTTCTTTAAATCGTTTCTTTAATTGAGAATATTTGGCCTTATTGGTCGTCCAACAGTTGACTATTTTTCTGTGGTCATTGTTAAGTTCTAATACTATTATGGCGGCGTTATCGGCGTCCGCAGCAGGATCGATTCCAAGAACATATCTTTTGTCTATACTTCCAGTTCTCATCATGGTAAATTGAATTAATTTTCCACTAACAAGCACTGGTTTGTTGGTTGTAGCTGCTTCTATTGTTGATCGTCTGAAAAAACCATCGCTATCTGCGGCAAAACATCCCCCGTATTCAAGAAGAAACTGTGTTCTTGTCAGACTTGCTTTAGCTTGAGCTATAATTGCTGGATCAAGTAGTCCTTCTGGAACATAGTTATATGGAACTCTGACGATAGCAAAATCTCGCCAGTTTATAGATTTTATAAGTTCTGGATCTTCGCCAAATATCTCTTTAAGTTTATCTGGATCACCCCTAGATTTAATGATAGCTTCCCAACGTTTAAAGTATTTATAAAAATGATTAAATTGATAAAATGGAGTTCCACTATATATAATCTGATTTCTACTTTCCCTTAACGAAGAACTTTGTTGCATATCTTCATTCCAAAGTCCATCTTTCTTTAAACGTTTAATTCTAGCATGTTCTTTCACCTTTTCAATTGGATCCTGTGCTACAACTGCGAAACCGCGAACAACGATGTTGAAAACATCTTCTGAGATGGATGAAAATTCATCAGCTACTATATAGTTAGCACGCAATCCTCGTATAGTGTCGCCAGTGCCAAGCGGAATAGCAGAACATGTGCTTTCACGAAGTTCAAACTTAAATCTATCGATTTCTCTATGTGGGCCAGCAGTTTTTCCTCGTCCGGCGATGTCTCTTAAAATAGCAGAACCTTCCCAAATTCTAGCCATGTAATCGAACACTTGGCGAGCCTGACGCATACCATTTCCCACTATAACGATTTTGCATCCTGGTTCAAGACACATTCTTAATAGACAATAAACTGCTAATAAAAAACTTTTCGCCAAGCCTCTGGTACCAATTAGCATCGGCGATCTTTTATTCCATAATGTATCTATAATAACCAATTGGTAAGGAGGAAGTTCTACATTAAGAAGTATTCTTGCAGCAAAGTGTAAATATTCCGGATTTACTAAGTGACTAACAACCTCTTCAACGGGGTCAGGAATATCAATCATAGACGAAGTGTCAATAAGAGGATTAAATACCTTATCTGGTATAGAATCTAACTCTAGCCAATCTAAATCATTATCAGCTTTGAGTAATGGGTTGTCGAGACGAGAATATTGATTAACAAGATCGCCCATATTTCCTTATAAATGTTTCGAATATTCGTCTAACAACTTTTTTACCACAATCCCCTGTAAACAAAGGAGTTATATTATATTCTTGTTGAAGTTGTATTAGCCACTCAAAAACCTTGCCCGCATTTGGCCCACGATACATCTGTGGAATGGACATTCCCCACGAGTCTCGATTCAGGTTGGTTTCTACGATCAAATACTTAAAGGGAATTTCACGAAGTTTTTCCATTTCTCTTTCAAATCTATCTTTGTTTTCCGCAGGACACATATTGCCAAACAATTCTTGAAACCCCGCTTTTCTTTCTATCCTTATCTGATCTTCATATCCTAGTAAAGAATAATCCGCTGCATCTAAACAAGAAACTTGTGTACCAAGAACTTGAATTTTCCCAGAAACCTTTTCTTCTGGTTCAAAAAACCACCCTTGGTCTTCTTTCTCCCTGGTGTCTCTTATAATAGTTATTGGTTCTAAGCGTTTAGCCATATTTTCAATCTTTAATTTTAAAATCTCAAGTAGGGGTTTTTGGGATAATATTTCGGTCTAGGCATATCTGGACTAAACCGCTTTTTGTTTATACCACGTTGTTGGCGTTTTTCATCTATCTTAAATCTTATTATCTCTTGGAACTCCGCTGCGTATTTTGCTTCGTGTCCACTGACCGATTCGTGGCAACCAGAACACAAAGTTATTACATTAGAGAGAACGTATCTTAAATTGGGGGCATCTGCCCAACGAATTATATGGTGTCCTTGGAGTAGTTTATTATCACCACACTTCTGACACTTAAAGCCATCACGCTGAAATGCGGCGAATCTAGTGCCCTTCCACTTAGGATCATTTTGATCACGTTCTTCTTTCATTATGTTCTTTTCTGACAATTTCTATAGATTCCTCATATCCATTTCCTTCTCTTATTAAAGAATGTATCCTGCGATGAACTTCCTCACTTATAACAATTCCATTGTCGGGGTCACAAGCCTTTTCAGGACTTATATTTTCAGCTTTAGGATTTATGTGATGTACATTTAAATTATCGGTAGTGCCGGTTATCTCACACTTGTGTTCAGCTCTCTCCAAGCAAATCTCCTTGAATTTTTTGTATTCGGCCTGTCCTTGTATCCATTTAGAAAAACTATTGGCAGATTTACCGGTACGCCACGAAGGATGTTCTGGACCCCTCATGAAAGCCGCCTTACAAACTTCGTCACAGAAATTTTGTTTAGCACGATCTATTTTGCTACGAGGTCTGCGAAAAAAATTACCACAATTAGCACAGACACATATTTGACCTTTAATTTCAATGCCATTTCTATCAAACTGACGACCAGCGTTTTCTGCCAACTTCCTTATGAATGGGCGACTAAGGTTGGTGATTTTTTCTATTTCGCGTTGACCATAGATAAATTCACCAGTTACGTCTTTTTCGGTAATCATTAAGGAAACATATGATCTTTCTTCTGGACTAATTTTCCTTGGCATATTAACCTCCATTGCTTTCGTAAATCTTCTTAAAGCTAAATAATTCCACTCTGCGTTTTCCTGCAAAAATATCGTTTAAAATTTCAGCCCCATTTTCGTTTACGCTATGAATAAGAACATCACAAAGTGGTGATTTTTCATTTGTAAGAATGTAACTTGCGACCTCGTCAGACTTTCTATCTAGGTCTAAATCATAGTCGAAACAAATAAGATCGTAAGATTTTTCATTTATTTTTTCAATAGCTTTACCTACTTCACCAGCATAATCTAATTTATGCATAGGAAAAACTTGCTGAAAATATTGTATTCGTTCTATATCATTTTCGATAATAAGAATAAAACGATCCTTCTTTTCGTTTCTGTATTCTTCGATTAGAATAGACTTATTATCATCAAAAAGTATGGAAGCGATTTTGTCATCTTCAACAGATTTGTCATCTAAAAGTATTGCGGATTTTGAAG